ACATTCACGACAGCCAGTTGAGGCATATCCAAAGCGACTACGAACTCGCTATAAAGTTCGAAGAATACTTAAATCAATTCAATAACAACAAAATAAACAACAACAACATGAGCATCATTGCACAACAAACAAACAACGGCGGCGGCGGTCAAACAGTACCTGCTGGAACACACGTAGCACGTTGCTACCAAATCATTCACATTGGAACAATCCTCGACACCTTTCAAGGTGAGGAGAAGTTAGTAAACAAAGTTCGCTTGGTGTTCGAACTACCTTTAGAGTTAGCCGACTTTGGTAAAGGTGAACAACCGTTCTCAATCGGTCGTGATTTCACTTTGTCTATGCACGAAAAGAGCGGACTGAGAGCGTTCGTTCAAGGTTGGTTAGGCAAAGCATTCAGCGACGCAGAAGCTAACAAATTTGACATTGCTACTTTGTTAGGTAAGGAAGGAATGATTAACGTCATGCACCGCACCGCAAACACAGGCAGAACATACGCAGACATTAAAGGCGCAAGTCCACTTGTTAAGGGAATGACTTGTCCGCCATTGGTGAACTCAGCTTTCCTTTTGGACTACGATAGCGAAGACTTCGACTTGCGTTTCAAGATGCTTCCAGAGTGGCTTCAAAACAAGGTCAGCACATCTGCTGAATTTAGCAACCGATTAGACCGTGCTGCGGATCAGATGAACAAGGCGAAACAGATGCTTGAAAAAAGCGGTTTAGTTTCTACTGACGAAACAGACGATATGCCATTCTAAATAATACGAGAGGGTTGAAATATACCCTCTCTAATTTTAACTTAATAAATCAAAACCAACAAAATGAAAAAATTAGTAACACTTGAAAACCGCGTTGAGAAACTACTTAAGAAGTACAAATTTCTCCGCAACAACAACAAAGCACTTTGTGTAAAGGTTTGGGAACAACAGTTTGACGAACGCAAAGACATCACTAGCAACTTCTTCGCCATGTACGAAAGTGGTAAGTACGTCAGCGCGGACAACATCACACGTATCGCACGATTGGTCAAGCAATACAATCCAGAGTTACGCGGAACGAATGACAAAGACAACAAGAAGAAAGCGCAACTTATTAAACCACTATTAAGAAAATGAACAAGCAAATCTATTCAACTCCCTTTGGTCGCTTAGTCAAGATTAATTTCAAGACGCTGACTAACTTCAAAGCAGCTTTAAGAATCAGCGATCCAACGGCACGACTTTACGTCGCACACCCAGAGCGAATGAGAATCAAAGACTTCAACAACATCTGTTTACACACAGGATTATCACGCGAAGAAGTATTCAGCACCTTTACACCTACCAAACTAATCAACGAAGAAAATGACTAACGAACAGATAAGAAACGAAGTGCTTGACATGATACCATTCAGACACATGGAACGTTTCGAGTTATTGTGGACGATGATAACGCCACGCTACGAAAGATTAACGAGTGAACAAATTGAAATGCAAAAGCAAATGGAAAACGAACGAGATATGTTTTGGTCGGCTCTGGAAGATGTGACGTGTTCGGTCTTGGGAGTTCCTTCACAAGCGTTGTACACACCGACAAGAAAGCGTGAGATAGTAAACGCACGACAAATTATATTCTTTATCATTCGTCCCTGTTACGTTCTCTCGCTTCAAAACGTAGGTGACCGTTACAAGAAAGACCACGCTACTATTCTGCACGGAATCAAACAAGCGTCTGCTCAGGTTGAGTGGGACAAATACTACCGAGCAAACGTTGAACGCATTTGTTTTATACTAAATGAGATGGGTTATGCTAAACCTATGAGTTTTTTTACTAAATTTGTCGAACACGTTGAGCATCAAAAGACACTCAGTGCAAAAAGAAAATCTAAAATCAAATAACTAAAACTATGAAAAGTGAATTAACATTCTGTCCAAACTGCGAAAGCAAAGAACTCGGAGAGCGAGTTGATGAAGTATTGCGCGACCAACAACTCGAAGACTGGGACACCGCCTACGAATTTGTAGATGACGAAGGAGAAATCAAAGTCTGTTTTGACTGTCAAGAATGGGACGACGCAGACGACGACGCAAAAGGCGAAGGGTGGGACTAACTAAAAAATAAAAACATGATGTTAATACTACAACTTAAAAAGAGAATTGAGATTCTCGAAGCGAAGGCAAACGAACAGGAACAAAAGATAAACGACATACTTATTCGCTTATCCGTTCCAACCGCACCAACGCTAATAGCAAAAGAAAAGAAATCGCCATTCGTCAAACCAACTGTTGTCGAAATCTACGACTATGCCTGTGAGAAATTAAGCAACGACGACGCATTGAAATTTACAGAGAAATTCCACGCACACTACGAAGCAAACGGTTGGAAGGTGGGAAGGAATCAAATGAAAGACTGGAAGGCTGCCGTGCGTAAATGGGACTTATCTACCTTTGTAACTACAAACCAACAAACTAAAATCAAAAATGGAAAATTCGACTCCGATGCTGCGCAACGCATCTACAACGACGCTCACAACTACACAAAGGGTTGATCGTGCAGAGCGCGAAAGCGCGTTTGTTGCCGACTACGAACTCCCTGCATTCGTTAAGTTATGCTCAAAGGTCTGCGCTATGTACGGCATAGCACTTCCAGAAGCGCAACTGTTGCAAATGTTGCATGAGTTCATAGGCAAGCACTTTCGGTGGGTTACGTTTGAACACTTCAATCTTGCTTTCGAACTAAACGCTGCAAACGAACTTGATAAAAAGTGTGAGCATTATGGAGCGTTAAGCGTTTCGTTTATAGGCGACGTGTTAACGGCTTACAAACCACATCGCGATAAAGCAAACCTGCAAATTCAGAGAGAGATTGCAGAATCAAAAGAAGAACAATCTAAACAATTAAAAGAAAGCGAAATGGCAGTAAACGATGATAGCTGGAGAAGAATGCTTGCGGAAGACTTGCAGAACTATAAGAAAGGAAAATATACGGTCATCGAGATTCGCGCGGTGTCTTTGATGCGTTGGCTCGAAGAAAGCAAAATAATAAACGCTGAAACCTTCACGGAAGAAGAATATCGCTTGTGCAAAGCGAACGCAAAGAAGAACATCTACTTTGAACAACAACTCGTTCAGTCAATGGTTGAGCGCATGAGCGACAGAAAAAGAATGTTGCTCAAAGAATCAATTTCATTTGAAGGAATGCGTGAGTTGTATAAACTTTATTTATCGAAGCAATGAGCCAGTTCATTTACAACGAACACGGAGTGTGTGAAAACCCTATATTGAAAACTTACAAATGTAGTAAGGGTTACGAAGCGCAGGTTAACACCGCTATTGTTGAAAGTGGTTTGTGGAGTTATTCAATTAGGTTTCAAGGGAAGGAACAAGGTTGGTCGCAGCCTTTAATTTACCACGCTAAACATTGCGTTTACGAAACTAAAAGCGAAGCGTTTCAAGTTGGTCTTGAATTGCTTCTGCATCAAGTAAAACAAAACAACGACGCGAAGAAATACGATCGTATAATTCAGATGCTTCAAGACGAACTTTGTCCTGTGGTTGAAAATCAATTATCTCTATTTTAATGAATAAATTAAGAATTGTTTCGCAAGAACATTGCGGTCAAACGATATACAAAGTGCAACGCAAAAAGTGGTGTGGTTGGATTACTGAATACATTTATAAATTCTGTGGAATATCCGTTGATATGTCTTTTGAAACTATTGAAGAAGCAGAATTGTACATATTAAAAAACTTCACCAAACCGAAAATTAAAGTGGTGAAAAATCTAAATGTAAAATAATGCAACCTTACAAACCAACCTACCTGCCGCGTCAAGTCGAAGCGTTAAATTACTTGAACACCGATAGCATCGTTGAACAATTACTTTACGGTGGCGCGGCAGGAGGTGGGAAGACGAAGTTTGGTTGTATGTGGCAGATTCAGCGTCGTTTGAAGTACGCAGGGACGCGTTCGTTAATTGGACGTGCAAAGTTAGATAACTTAAAAAAGACGACGTTAAACACCTTCTTCGAAACGGCTGAGGAGTTTGGATTGATAGCGAACAAACACTACACCTTTAACGGACAATCGAATATCATTAAGTTCTTTAACGGAAGTGAAATTGTACTAAAAGACCTGCAGGCTTACCCCTCAGATGTCAACTATAATTCATTAGGATCGCTTGAAATTACAGACTATTTCGTAGATGAATGTTCCGAAGTAACCGAAAAGGCGGTCAGCATCGTTCACTCCAGATGTCGATTTAAGTTGAACGAGTTCGGGTTAATTCCCAAAGGTTTTCTTTCGTGCAATCCTGCGAAGGGTTGGTTGTATAACGAGTTCTACATGAAGAACAACAGGAACGAATTGCCTTCACACCGCGCATTTGTCCAAGCGTTGCCGCAGGACAATCCGTTCCTTCCTGTTGCTTACATTGAATCGTTGCGTCGCCTTCCAGAGTACGACCGCAAACGTCTGCTCGAAGGCAACTGGGAGTTCGATGACGACAGCGACAAGTTGTTTCAAACGGAGAACTTGCTACGAATGTTTCGCAACGAAGTAATCAATGAAGGAAAGAAATACATCACAGCCGACATAGCGCGTTTTGGAAAGGATAGAACAATCATTTGCGTTTGGGAAGGTTTAACTATCATTGACATAATTGAAATGAATCGTGCGGCGTTGGACGAAGTCGTGAACAAAGTTCGCTTAACCTGTCAACAGCATTCAATTTTATTGCAAGACGTAGTGTGTGACGAAGACGGAGTTGGTGGTGGTGTGGTTGACTTCTTAAAGTGTCGAGGGTTTGTCAATGGATCTAAACCCAAACACCCACAATACCAAAATCTCAAAAGCGAATGTTACTATAAGTTGGCGCAGTACGTCGAAGAAAACAAGGTAACGATTCTATCCAGTACGCGCAAAGAACAAATCGTTCGTGAGTTAGAAATGATTAAGCGACACCGCGCAGATGTTGACGGAAAACTTATGGTTACCCCGAAGGACGTAATCAAGAACCGCGAAGGAATTTCACCTGACGTTGCCGACGCTATAATGATGAGAATGTACTTCGAACTCAATCCAAGTTATGGACAATACGTTGTAGGATAAAATAATTTAGCATACATTTACAATATGATACCAAAAGAGAAAGCGGAAGAACTGTTCAACAAGTATTGCATTTATTTGCGAGCAGGTTTGTTATACGACGACGAAGCAAGGGAAGACGCAAAACAATGTGCCTTAATAGCAGTAGATGAGATTTTGCTAAACGAAGAAAATAAACATTCAGTTCTAAGTAAAATATATGACTATTGGGAAGAAGTGAAACAAGAAATAGAAAAAATATGAAACCAACACCACTTTACGAAACGCTCAAAATGACTTATGAGCGCGAACGAGAAATCGTTAATTCAATTGCAACCTACTTTCAACAAGGAAAGATATTAGGAGATATACTTCTGGAACTTTCTCAGCGGAAAGACTTAAACGCAAAAGAGAAAATCTACTTAGCGTTAATGATTGGTTCAATGATGTCAAAACCGAATGAAGATGGCGCAGAGCAAAACTAAGAAAGGAATCTGCGTGTACTTACACAAAGACCTTTGGAACGAGATTGACGAGAAACGTGGGGAGAATAGCCGCAACATTTTTTTAAGCGAAGCAATCCAGTTCTCAATGAAATTCTACATTCCTGAATCTAAAGTAAAATTGAAAGAACAAACGTCGACAAAATAGCGACGGAAGATGTTACAACTAAGGCGCGGTTTCTGCGCTTTTTTTGTTTTTCTAATTTCTTTTTATCAGCAGCAAGATTGTTAATTTCTTCGGTTAATATGTTTTCCTTCTGTTCATAAGCCTCAACGACTTCTTGTAAGTTGTCAATTTTTTCTTCTTCGATGTTAATTTGTTCTTTTAGGTTGTTAATTACCAATGAATCGGAAGCAATAACGCTATCGCAAGAGTTCACCAAACGGATAACATCAACAATAGTAACAGTATCTCGAATAATAACAGAAGAACGAGTTCTTTTATAGGTGGTTTTGGCTGTAAGTTGAGCATCTTCATACGTTCGAAGTTGTTTGTAAAGTTCAATTTGTTCTGTAAGTAAGCGGTCGTATTCTCCAGCGTTATAATTTATAATGCTATCTTGTTTCTGAATTTCAGTTGTTGTATTATTTGCAACAGGTCGTCCCCATAAGTTCCAACACAACACCAACCAAAGCAAAGACGTTCCAATAAATAGCAGTAATGCCGCAAGTATATTCCTTCTCATAATATCTGACCTTCGTGTATTCTTAAATTCTTGACGCTGTAATTTCCATTTGTGCCTTTCTCAACAATAGCAAAGCCGTGATTGTACTTCGAATATGGGTTGTAGTCAGGACTTAATTCAGATAAGCAGCCAACACCCCAACAAGTGATAAACTTGCCGTTAGCGTCCCTCTCGTTGTGTTCTGCTGTCTGGTGATGATGTCCACATAACGCACTCACCTTTGTCTTCATAAACAATCCACGCGCTACGTTGACCGACGGAAGGAATTGCTTTCCGAACTCGTGTCCGTGAAAGATTGAAAGTTTACCGATATTCAATTTGCTCTTGCCGTCAATCCACGTTATGTTGTGTTTATCTAAATGACACAATGAAGCAAAGTCGAAAGCGTCAATGTCGAACAACTCAGGTGCTTTCACTCTCATATAACGCCAGTAACGTTCTTCGTGGTTTCCTTCTTTATAGTAGATGTGAGCTGTTGGAAATTGTTTGCGTAACGTGTCCACAAATTGACGCATTGCGTACAACTCGTCTTTGAATTTTCTTTTGCGTGGATCTTTGACGAAGTCGCTAATCATGTGACAGTCTAACGCGTCCCCGTTTAGAATAACCGCGTCGCACCCCTGACGAACACCTTCGTTAATTGCAACCGTTAACGCTTCGTTATCCTGATAAGGAATGTGAACGTCGCAAAGAATTAAGAAC